TGTAGATAATATTTAAAACCATCTCCTTGGCAAGACTTAATTGCATCAATGCAACCAATGCCGCCTTTGTTATAATGTGAAGGGAAATTTACTGGATCGTGTTTTTTTAATGATTTCATCTTTTACTTAACCATTCTTTATAAGCTGGCCCCTCTACTACATCTCTTACTCGTGAAAAAAATTCTTCATTGGTATCGTTTTTTTTCATTTCATTAACTCTTTGAGACAAAGGCTGTATATTACTTAAACTGTTAGCACCTCCTTTTGAAACAGCAACTATGTGATCAAAACTCATAGCATCAACTTCTCCATCAGCTGCCATAACAGATACTGTTTTACCTGTAAAAGCACAGACAGTATACGGATATTCATTTCCATGTTTGTCTTTATTGTTTAATGGCCAAAGAAAATCTCTAACCTGTTGTTCTCTTGTTTTCATATCTAGTCCTTTCGATGAATCTTTTTTGTTTCTAAAAATAGAACGTATTTTAGATTTAAATCTTCTTTCTGGTCTTTTCCACATATTACGAGGGTCTTTAGTTTTGTTTTTCTTTCTATCAAAAAAAGAATGTACTTTTCTTACAAAAACAGTTCTATATTTCTTTTGTCTTTCTTTTGTTTTTTCTCTTGTTTTTGGCCTTACTATGTAATTTACAGTAGATTTACCAAGGCTAAGTTTTTCACAAATATCTTTTTGTTTCATGCCTTCTTTAAAAAGACGTAAAACTAATTTTTTTGTTTCTTCACTTAACCTATTTGCTGTTGTTTTTTTCATATTTCATATCCTCTTTCATAATTTTTTGGTTCCAGGATATGTAAGTTTTCTCTTGTTCTAGTAATGCCATTATAAAAAAGTCTGTGTAGTTCGTCGGGGTTTGTGTCGTGTTGTTCTTTTGCTACTTTTGATATATCTGTAAACAATAAAACATTATCACACTCACCTCCCTTTGCACCATGTATGGTTGACATACTTATTCGTGGCGCCTTGGTAATCTTTTCATTGTTTGCTAACATGTTTCTTATATAAATTTCTGTGAACGGATCTAATTTTTTAAAAGCATCATACCAAACTTTATCCGTTAACAATCCGTGATCCACGGTGCACGTTTCATGATTATAGTATGAATCTTCTTTTAAAGTTGTTCCAGTCTTATATCCCCTAGCGACGTTCTCTCCTAGGTAACTATATATATCTTTTATATCCTTAGAGTTTAAAGTAGTTCCACCTAGTCTAAACTTTTCCCAGTCTTGAATTGCCTTCAATAGTTTTAAAGGTAAAGAGTTCTTGCCTTTTTTAGAATAGTACCAACCTCTTTCTTTACAAAGCTCTTCCGCATCTTCTAAAATATAATTAGTACTGGCTAATACTAGCCAATTTCCTTTTGACATATCTATTTGTTCAATACTAGAATAACGTTCACTGCTTCCGGTTATCTTAGTCATTACACCTTTTTTATATTCTCTTTCAGAACAAGGTTGATATTCTTTTTCGTACCTGTTTTCTACTCTACCTATAACGCTTAGCGCAACCTCATGAATTACAGGAGGTACTCTATAAGACTTTTTTAGAATACGGACATTGTCGACTTCTCTGTCCAGCCTGAGGAAATGATCCACATCGGCTCCTGCCCATCTGAATATAGCCTGATCATCATCGCCTGCGATGTGAGTATTAGTAGATCTTCCCCAGAGGTTTCGCACCAACTTCCATTGGAGAGGAGATAAATCTTGGGCCTCATCGATGAACAAGACAGTAAATCTTGGAGCCATATCCGACTCAACAAACCTCTGTAACATATCTCCATAATCTAATAGTCCTTTTTCTTGCTTATATCTTTTTAGTTCTCTATCTATAAGATAAAGTTTATCTCTTTCTATGTCTATATAATGTGTATTTCTGTCGTATAGATCTAGCAAAGGTATGTTCATTGCTCTAGCTTTATCTATCAATCTTAAGTATTCATTGTCGGTAGTAAATGTTCCATCTTCTTCGCTATTGTAAGCAATTTTTATGTCTAAAGGTATGCCGCAGTCTTTTCCAAACTCTTTATAATTAGCTTTTTGCATTACTTGTGTTTTCTTTAATCGTAGCTGATTAAATGCTAGTGAATGTAAAGTCCTAAAATAAGGAAAATCTTCTTCAACATACATTGGAAACTTTTCAATAGCTCTGCTTTTAGCTTCAATAGCCGCCTTTTTTGTAAAAGAAAAATAACCTATTTCCTTAGGATCAACAGCCTCATCTAAATGTTTTTTAACTATGTTTAAAAGCTCAGTTGTTTTACCTGTACCTGGAGGACCTAGTATTAATTCTTTCATTAGAAAGGCACCTCTTCTTCGTACGGCTTTTGAGAAACATCCGGTTCATATCTCTTCATAGCTTTTATTTTTACAAGACGAGGAGTTTGGTTTTTAATTTTTAACCTGACCTCTTCTAAAAATATATCTTTTAATTGTTTTAATAAGTTACCTGTTTTAGTTTTATCCATCTCCCAGTTATTACGTTTCGCAAATGCAAAGAAATCATCCATCTTAAATAATGTTATCTTCTTATCATCATCGGTCCACGCTGCTTTATTCAATATGTCTTCCTTAGTTCTTGCTTGTGCTCTATGCACTGTAAAGTCATACAATAAATTTTCTAACTGTTCGTTGCTGTTTAATGATTCTAAAGGCTCTATCTCTTCTAGATTTAACATAAGTTGTTTTAAATAAATCTCTCTCCAGTCTTTTGCTTTGGGTATAGGAGATATAATATTAGCTTGGTCCAATAAAGCCAGTGCAAATAAATTAGCATTATGTAACTGTTCTGTCTTAAGTTCTATTCTTTTGCCATCTACATTTAAAAACCATTGCGGTGGGTTAGACGCTATCTTACTTAATGTATCCATTTCCGGCATCTGCTCTTCCTCAAACCCAACACCAAATCTTTTAGTTCTACATTTAGCAGCATTACATACTCCACAAATAGGTTGATCTTTACACCTATATTTATCATAACCTCTTTTGTTTACTGATGCTAACAGTGCCTGTACTTCCTTATAGTTTAATGGTGGATTCATCCACTTAGTATTATCCTCCATAACTTTATCTTCCCAGTTATCCGGGTTAGCCTGTTTATGGTATACAGCTACATTAAATAATGCATTATTACGTGAGCCTTCACCAAAACCTTCGTCTGCTAATTTATTTAAACATGGTGGCCCATCTTTAAATACTTCTTCTTTTACAACCTTGCCTTTTACTACAATAGATTCTATTTGCGCTTTAGTCTGTACTGAGTCGTCATAGATTTTATAAAACTCTTCTAGACTAGCTTCTTCTCCATTTTCTAGAAATGTATACCTAAAACCTAATGTGTCTCCATGATATGGTAAGTTTAAAAAGTTTCCTGTATCTCCACGCTCCACGAGTATCTCTGTCTGTTTAGGAAATATCTCACTACCGCCAAAGCCTAGCGCCTCTGACATCATTTTTAATTTTGATTGCATCAGTGATGCTTGGATAAACTCTTTCGCAAATAAAAATAAATGTGCTCCGCCAGACTTTGATCTAAATGTTACTAATGGAAACTTTGCTTTCTTTACATCGTCAATTATTTTCTGATGACTTAAATTGTATTCATCAACATCAATACATCCCCATCTACACATGTTGTTTTCATTAATAGGTATCACCCCTAGTGCAGGCTCTTTACCTTCAATGTGATCTTTCCATAACTGATCAGGAATTGATTCCCTTTTAATAAATGCTTTACCAACAGCTTTACCTTTGTCTGTAGTTTCGCCTGATAATATTAATTGTCCGTAAGCACTATTATTGCCTTCAAATATATCCTTAAATTTTTGCATACTCTTTATTGTACTCTCTTTGATACTCTCTTATTTTATCTCTATTTTTTTCTCTATACTCACGATAGTATTCGCGAGTCTTTCTTCGCTTATATTCTTTTCCCTCCGGACTGTCTAGAATTAAATTAATTTGCTTTTTCAGCCGTTTATTTTCTTTTCTTAAATTGTCCATCGTCTTCTTACGATAGTAACGCATTTGGAAAAAAGATTCTCTGCTTCTTTTCATACTAAAATATGTTCCGGGCAGGGGGAGTTGCCCGGAACATCATGGTTAATTAAAACGGTACTTCGTCGTCGTCTGACTTAGTACTGTCATTACCATGTTTTGCCTTGACGTCTCCCTTAGACACACTCTCAGCAAAACTTTTTGCGGACTCATACAAAGATTTTTCTTGCACTGGTCCAACCTTTTCAACACTCCAACCAAACCAAGTTCCCTTGTCATTTGATTGCTCTACTGTTTTAAGGTTATACACGTGACTGTAAGCCGCCGGTGTGAACAGACCATTCTTTCCTTTGATCTTTAACGTGTTCATCATAGTGTTCCAGTTCTTCGCAACTTTTAACTGCGTAGATTTCATGGTTACTAGTGCGGTTTGCATATCTTCAGTCAATACAAAATACGATGCAGTGTTTTCAAGATAGTTACCATTAGATAATCTATCTTTGTAGTTTGCATCACGTTTAGCTTGATTGATGATATCACTTGTTGACGGATGTATAGCTACAGGAGCACTTGTACCTGTTCCTCTATCCGACCATTCAACATACTCACGTTTGTAATAACATGGAATTATGTTGATTCCCTTCTCACCATCATACACTTGCTTAGTCACGGTATTAAATATCATACCTGCTTCAGCGCCTTCTATGTACTTGGCGTCCCGTTTATTTATCTCGGGTGATAGTTGTCCTAATACTCTTAGGAAAGGTAAAGCAAAATCTTCTGCTCCCATTTCTCCTATAGCTGTATTAGCGTCTTCTTCAAACATGCTTGCTAAAGCAATGTCTGTCTTCTTTTTTTCTGCTACTTGGTTCATGATTATATTCTCCTTGTTAATGATTCATGATTCACGATTTCCGGCCTATTTTAGTTTGATCTTTCACAAACGTGTGAAAGAATTCGGAAGGCATGTCGAGGCCGGCCTCGACACGCTCCCTGTAGAGAGCTTTCAATGTCATGGGCTCAACTTTTTGTTTTTGTTGAGGCTCATAACCTTCTTGCTCTGCAAGGCTAAGCAATTGCTCTGCCTTGTTATCTTCGCCTTTACCGAATGTAACAGCAACCTCATTTTTAATAAGGTCACCGAGTCCATTCTCTCGAAGCCAGTTGTATGCTAATTCCATGGAGTCTTTTTTTACAGTGCAACTGTAAGTTTTTTTAACTTCTACTCCACTACCATCAGCAAGTTTCAAAGATGACAGCCCTTGCTCTGCAAGTAATTCTGGTATCACCTCTGATGAAATTTTATCTGCTTTTTGTTTAATATCTTTAACTTGTTCTTCTAGTCTTATAATCTCTTCTTCATGCGCCTGCAGTTCTTGACAATGCATAGCCAAAGTTTTTATATCTGATTTTTCTATTAAGTTTTGTTGATCTTGTTCTAGATCATCTAGTGTAAGTGTGCTCACTCTATTTCTCCTTTATTATATATGTCTATCATTAAGGGATAATATCTTCTCTCTTGTCTATCCCATTTCAAGAGATTAAATTGTCCTTGCGTAATGTCACTAACAATAGCAGTGGATAATCCAATAATTGAAGGATCCCCCGTACATAAAATATAATCATCGGGTTTAAAATCCTGTAAATTTTTTCTCATCTTTCTAATAAAAGGTGCTGTGCTGTACAACATATTATCTGTTGATGGTAAACAAATTACCAAATATCCAAAATCAGACGCACTTAAAATATTTATTTGTGGCGCCGGATGTTGTAATACATAAACAAAAGTTTCCTTAGGATTCTCCTTGTAGAATGCCAAAAACTCTGCGAGTGAACGTGGTTTATATAGTTCAAAAATTCTGTGTTTCATTTTTATTATACTTTCTTGTTGACAATAAGATAATCATATATACATTAATGTCAAGAAAGAATAATAAATTATTTTATGATAGATACATATAGGTATAAAACCAAGCCTTATGCCCACCAATTAAAGGCTTTAAAGAAGTCGTGGGCGCAGAAAAACTACGCTTTATTCATGGAAATGGGTACCGGCAAATCTAAAGTACTTGTGGATAACATTGCTATGTTATATGACAATGGCGCGATCCGCGGTGCACTAATAGTGGCACCTAAAGGTGTTTACAAGAACTGGGACCAAATAGAGTTTCCTGTACATTTACCTGATCACGTTGAACATACAAAAGTATTGTGGGAAGCAAACATAACTAAGAAAAAACAGACTGAGCTAGATACATTATTTGATGGTAAAGAAGAACTTAAGATACTGATAATGAACGTAGAAGCTTTTTCTACGTCGAAAGGTCTGGACTTTGCGCATAGTTTCCTTAACATCTTTCTTGGAAGAGCTTTGATTGGGATTGATGAATCTACGACGATCAAGAGTCCGACAGCAAAGCGAACAAAAAATATTTTAACCATTGGGGAACTCGCGAAGTACCGTAGAATATTGACAGGCTCTCCCGTAACCAAGTCTCCGCTTGACTTATATAGTCAATGTGAATTCCTGGACCCTTGGCTATTAGGCCACAACTCTTATTACAGTTTTCGTGCACGTTACGCAAATATGGTCAAGAGAAATTTTGGCGGTCGTTCAGTGCAATTAGTTACTAGTTATAGAAGACTAGATGAACTTGGCGATAAACTAGATGATTTTTCTTATCGTGTGTTAAAAGAAGATTGTTTAGATCTACCAGAAAAAGTATTTACTAAACGTATTGTAGAACTATCAAAAGAACAGA